GTCGCAAAGATGGCGGCAGCGAGCGCCTTAGAGCCACGTTCGCAGTGCGCCTTGTAGTTGTTGGTCGATGGATCGCGCGGCATTGGCTCTTCACGCTTAATAAAATACGCAGGCGTCGGGTTGTCTGTGCGCTCCAATAGATTCCGCACCGATGCGCGGTCACGTCCGATCACTTTGGCGATGGTCGAGATCGACAGGGGAACGCTACGCAGCACACGGCACAACGCCACACGCGCAGCGACAATCTTCTCCTGTTTGCCTGGCCCCAGTAAGTCCATAAGGCTGATGTTGTACTCGCCTGCGATGCGGCTGATCGCGGCCATGTGGTTCAGCGTTTCTTCAGTTAAACGAATCTCTGACACTTTGAATTTTCCTTTTCCAGTTTCAATCAGTCCTCAATAGCGAGAGGATCTGGCCAGTCAACCTGATATTGATGCCGCTTGGTAAATAGCTGCCGTGCCTCCTTCAGCGATGCAACCGCAGTTACTTTATAGCGAGCGCCAGCCGCGCATTTAACCTTGCCGCCGTAGAACAACTCGTTGTAGCGCGCGACCGACGTCCAGAAGCCATTAGGGTTCTTGACCTCCCAATGGCGCTGCTGCGAATTGCGGTAGCTCTCGTAAATCGTGGTCTTGTTCGCCTCGACCTCGCCGAATTGAACTGCCGCACCGCTCTTACTGTCCCTGATCTCGCCTTCCATCAGGCAGTCGAACAGCCAACGCTGGACGCAGTCACCGCCACGCATCTGCTGATCCTGCAACGCCTTCGTCTGCGGGGCAGTGCGGACGTTGACCGTCGCCAGATCGAACGTCTTCAGGTGGTGCAGGATGTGCTTCTTGCCGCCACGGTCGTACCAGCTTTGCAGTGCTGCGTAGAAGTCATAGTCCTGCTTGCGCCGGTCGGAGATGTCGAACACGGCCCAGCGGCGTTCATCTGCCGTGGCTGGCACGACCCACTCTTCGTTCGACGTGAACAGGATGCGGGTAAAGTTCGGCGCCATGTAGCTGTCCACGCCCTTGCGCTCAATCATGATGCGTGGGTTGGTGACCAGATCCTTCAGCGCGCCCTCTGCGGACTTGCTGCCGGCCCAGAACGCCTCTTCTGCTTGCAGGAGCAGGCAGTCTTCCAGATGGCGGTTGAAGTTGCCGACCAGTTGCTCCTGGCGGCTGATGGTCTTGTGGTGCTGTGGGCATAGACCACCCAGCAGTTCGCCCAGCTTCGACTTGCCGGTGCCTTTCAGGCCGCGCAGCACCGTGGCCACGCCGATCTTGGTCATTGGCTCCTGCACCATCTGCGCGCACCAGCCCATGATCCACTTGTAATTTGCCTCGTTGCGGTCGGCGATGATGTCGAACATCCAGTCGGTGAACATCGACACGTCACCCTCTTCTGGCTCGCACGACCAGCCGCGCCACAGGTTGTACGCGCCGATCTTCTGGCCCTCTGGCAAGAACACCAGGCCACGGGCTGTGCGCCGTTCAGGGTGCGTCAGCCAGAGCTTCACGGGGTTGACCTGTTCGATCACGACGTCGCCGTTCTTTTTCTCGACCTCAACGGGTATGCACTGGTTAGCATATTCCTTGGTCAGATCCTCGACGCCGAACAGTTCAAGCCCGTCCTGCATATCGTCTTCGCGGATGACACGGGCGCTGCCCGACACCTGAACGAACACCAAGTCCTGCACAAGCTGGTCGACCAGACCCTTCTTCTTCTCTTCGCGCACGACCTTCTTGGCCTTGCCTTCGATGTAGGCGGCGGTCACCGGCTGCGCTGACGTGTTGCGTCCGAACGAGCGCCACCGCTTGGCGCACTCACCGTGGACATATTTGCCGCTCTGCGCCGACCACTCGTCCCACAGTCGCAGCCCGTCAGGCTCGCCGTTGGTTTCGTGGTGCAGGGCCATGCCGACCTTGACCCACTCATCGTGGCCACAGTCGGGGTCAAGATTTTCCATCCACTGTTGCAAATCGGTCACACTTTTGCCGAGACGCGGACGCAGTGTCAGCAGATCGTCTACGTCGCCGTGCGTGGTCGACACGCCCTTACGGGACAGTTCCCAGTCATCGGGGATGATGCTTTCGAAATAGGCCACGAACTCCTGCGCCTGGCTCTGGGTGAGCGTGGGCAGATCGTCGTGCGGTATGTCGATCAGAGACTTCTTCGGCCAGCCGTAGGGCTGCTGCGTGTCAGGGTGGACCGCATACGCCACGAACTGCTGCCCCTTGGCCAGCACCTCGACCGCGTTCTTGTTGCCTAGAAAGTCAACATATTCGTTCGACCGGATCTTGCCGAACGGCTCGTCGCAGCGGAACACCATCAACGCCTTCGGCTTCTTGCCGATCCGCAGTGGTGCCTTACCGAGGTTGTTCTCGACCCACTTCACCAGCTTGTAGCTGATGTCTTTGTCGAGACAGTCGATGTCGATGGCCGGCGTGTTCTCGGTCAGGATGCCGACACCGCAGTTCGCCATGCGGCTATCACTCAGCCACTGGTCGAGCTTCTCTGCGTCAGCGTGGCAGTTCTGCCAGTCGCTGATGGCTGGCGCCTTATGGCCTGCCCTGATCGGCAGTGGGGAATACCCCAACGAAATCAGTTGCGCGCCGTGAGAATTAAGATAAGACAACTCTACTTTCCTTTCCAACTGGGCCGTCCTTCGGGGCGGTCCATTTTTTTATGCCTTAACGGCGCGCTCCAGATACCAGATGGCCTTTTTCAGGCTCTCGTCTTGGCCCTTGTGGCGCTCACGCCAGATGTACTTGAGCGCGTTCGCTTTGCAATGACCACGAAACTCTTCTGCGGTCAACGCTGATTCGATGGCATCGATACATTCAATGTCGCCAGTGCGGTAGTGCGGCGGTGCGTTGACAGGGTCGAACGAGAAGGACGACTCCTGTTTCGCCAGCTCCTCCTGCATCGCGAGGAAATCGTCAAGCGTCTTCATGCCTTTGCCGCCGCTTCAAGAGACTGGCGAAGTTCGTCTGCAACGTGCGGGCAGAGTTCGTGCCACTGCACTTCACCCTTGGTGAGCATCGACATCTGAAGGGCGCGCTTCACAGGAACGCCATCAGCAATCCACTTGTATAGCGCCTGGGTGGACACATCCAACAGCGCACACAGCCGACGCATATTTCCGTTGGTGGCGATCTTGGCCACGCGCTCGACGGCGCTACGAATTTTGTTTTCTTCACTTTCAATCATCATTTTTCTCCTTGACATACTTTGTTGAGTTGCTAACTGGGGGTTGTCGCCGCACATTTACAGCGCCGATACAAAGTGTCAACAGGAGAAATTGAAATGAGCCAATTGGAAGACATCGCGAAGGCGCTACGCCAGATCGCGACGCAGATAGAAGAACTGTCTGCCCCCACTAAGGCCGCACCGGCCACCCCCCAGATCGAACCAGCCACCGTCGTCACGCTTGAATGCGTCCGCGCTTCGCTGACCAAGCTGGCCTCTGCAAAGGGCGCCACATACGTCAAGGCGCTACTCGCCGACTACAAAGCTTCCAAGCTCTCCGACCTCCCGCCCACAAGCTATGTGGACGTGCTGTTTGCTGCCGAGAAGGAACTGGGAAATGACTGACGCTCTGGTCAAGACGCTCATCGAAGAGCGCAACGCGATGCGCGCCATGCTCCAGAGCATCGACGCCGAACTGTCCAAGGCCACTGGCGACTGGAGTCGTGCCAACGGCTTTCTCGTAAAGCTCACGCCCGAACAGGTGCTGCGCGCTATGGAGAAAGAATATGCGTGACGAGGAAGACGACGATCTGCGCGCCGCACGGGGCTGCGTCACCGCGCTGTCGTGGTGCGGTGTGTTCTGGCTGGTGCTGTTCCTGTCGTTTGTGTTTGGTTGAAAGGTAAATAAATGCAGATTGAAATGTTCGAAGAGGCCGAACCGGCCCACGCAAAGCTCTCGCCGTCGTCAGCGCACCGCTGGCTGTACTGCGCCGGCAGCGTGAAGCTTGAGGCAGGGATGCCTGACCAGTCGACCGAGTTCAGCCGTGAAGGCACGGCGGCTCACGCACTGGCCGAGTGGTGCCTGCGTGAGGAAATCCACCCGACCGAGATGATAGGCGACGAGCTTGAGGGATGGGTCATCACCAAGGAAATGGCCGACCACGTTGCTGACTACGTCGACTACGTCCTCAACATCCACGGCGATGACGGTCAAACCAACCTGTTCATAGAGCAGCGCGTCGAGTTCACCGACTGGGTGCCTGGTGGCTTCGGCACGTCGGACGCCATCATTGTTGGCGATGGCCTGTGCCACGTCATCGACTTGAAGTTCGGCCAAGGGGTCAAGGTCAGCGCATACCAGAACGAACAGGCGATGCTCTATGCGCTTGGCGTGTGGCAGACCTACGGCCAGATCTTCAACATCGATACGTTCGTGTTGCACATCCATATGCCGCGGCTCGACTACGTCAGCGAGTACACCATCACGGTAAAGGACTTGCTGCGTTGGGCCGACAAGGTCGTGCGCCCCGCTGCGGCCAAGGCCGTTGAAGGGTCGGACAACTTCGAACCCAGCGAGAAGGCGTGTCGCTTCTGCAAGGCTCGCGCAACGTGTAAGGCGCTGGCCAAGCACAACTACGAGATCGCAGTCGGCCAGTTCGACGACCTTGAAGCACCGCTGGAGCCTACCGCGCCAGAGCTTCTGTCAATCGACGAGATCGCCAAGTTGCTGCCGCAGTTGTCGATGATCAAGTCGTGGGCCAACGACGTCGAGGAATACGCTAATAGCGTACTTTCTGCTGGCGGTGTTGTTCCTGGCTACAAGCTGGTCGAAGGCCGCAGCAACAGGCAGTGGGTGGATGAAGACACCGCCGCCAAGGTGCTTTACGACAAGGGCTTCGACCCTTTCACCAAGAAAGTAATTTCACCCACTCAGGCAGAGAAGCTGCTTGGGCGGACGAAAGCCGCCGAGATCGCCGATCTCGTCGTTAAGCCACGGGGCAAGCCTTCGCTCGCTCCAGATTCCGATCCACGTCCTGCCTATGGCGCAGGCGCCGTCGATCTATTTTAAAAAGGAAAAAGTCAATGACTGCACTAGTACTCAAGAATGTCCGCCTCTCGTTCCCACAAATCTGGACGCCAAAGGCGTTCGCGCAGGGTCAGGAGCCACGCTTCAACGCCAACTTCCTCATCGACAAGGACGAACAGGCTGACCTGATCGCCAAGGTCAAGGAAGCCGTGAAGGCCGTAGCCACCGAGAAGTGGGGCAAGGACGTGCCGAAGTCGCTCAAGGTCTGCATCGGCGACGGTGAAGAGAAGGAATACGACGGCTACGACGGTTCGATGTTCGTATCAGCATCGACCAAGGTGCGCCCTG